ATTTTTTTTTTTTTCTGGTGTTTAGACGTGTGCTCTTCCTATTTGTTTTTTTTTTTTTTTTTGGTTTTGAGTTTAAAGTACTAATGTGAAGTACACGCTAGAATTTAAGCAAGCCAACAAAATTTAAAATACACAAAGTGTAAAGAAAACAATGACTTATTCATCACGCCTCAAACATGTGATACAATCTACTCCAGCAGAGCAGAGATCCCTTTCATGGCACAATACCATGACCTGTCCAGTTCTTGAAACTGGAGTGTTGAGCACAAGTGCTCCTTTCCTGCGCTAAGGCACGCGGTGTTCACGAGCTTCTTAAAAGCTCTAAAATATTCCTCTCCATGGTAGTACGCATCTCTCATTGAATTATTAATATTCTCAGCCAACATTTCATCATCTGATAATTCACTTGATTCTCTAATCCAACGCACTCTCTCTTCGATTGATTGCTTCTCCAGTGGCGCCACTATGAAGAATGAGTCCCTAGGGGAACGCCGAAACGCTCTCTTCAGGAAAGTCATATCCTTAATGGCAATAACTGGCTCGGCATCCTCAGCTGCATTCTTGTTAGAATCTGTCAATGTAATATCGAATTGTTTCAACCACTTTGCCACTGTTTTAAGATTAAACCACTTAATAACCTCAAAGTTAATCGCCACACAGTTATCATCTCCATACACTACACATTCAACAAATTTATGAAAGTCTGAACACGACGCATACTCAGGAGCATGCTCCCGGGCAAGTGCAAGCCACGCCAACAATAAATAAGACCAGTTAACAATACTGTTCACAATAACAGTCAATGGAAAACCTGATGGCATACCTCTCTTAACATTGAATAGAGTATCCTTGCACATCGAAATTCTGGAATACGCTTCTGACATCAACACACACCGGGCACGAGCATTTTCCTCACCGTCATCATACAACATATTAACCAACTCTGCACACATTTGAAACAACTCTGGACACGTTTGACCATCAAAATTCTTGTAATCACCAGCAAAACCCATAGAAGCATTTTGTGTGAGACGCATATACATTTCAGTCCACTCCACTGACTCTGGGTTAATCCCAACCTGTGGTGGCAACTTATCCCTATTACACTGCACCAATGTAACAAAATCCATAAACAAACTTCTAACACTCATGTTAAAATCCACTGGCAAAATAGTGAATGTCCTTGTGTTTGGAATATCATAAATTTTCTTCAATGCTCTCCTCTCATCTTTAGTGCATTCTGTTGAAATTGAGTGAACACGCCTTCCAGCTCTTGCCTCACTCATTCTTGTCTTGTATGCCTCCAACAGGCTGCGACCACACAATTTCATGGTCCTCTCAGAATCTATCTCCCTGAACTCACGCCCATTCACAG